CAGCGCAACGTGGACTACTTCGACATCGTGGGCGGTGGATTTTATAAGGCAGTCGGTGTTGGTGGAAGCCTTACGGGTACACCAGCCGACCTCGGCATCATCGACGATCCCGTGAAAGATGCGATGGAGGCATACTCTAAGACCTATCGTGACAGGGTGTGGAACTGGTACACGGATGTATTCCTCACCCGTCTGCACAACCGCAGCAAACAACTGCTTATCATGACCCGCTGGCATGAGGATGACCTTGCAGGGCGGCTGCTTGACCGGGAACCCGACAAGTGGACGGTGGTATCAATACCGGCCATCTGCGAGGTAGAGGGTGACGGTGGCATCAGTAAACGCCATATCGGTGACGCATTGTGGCCAGAGCGACACAGCCTTGAACGGCTGCGGGATGTGGAACAACGCAGTCCCCGCACATTCGCTGCACTCTACCAGCAGCGGCCAACGGTTGAGGGTGGTAACATCGTCAAGCGGGAGTGGTTCAAGACCATCACCCCTGCCGACTTCGCCCGCATCCGTAAGGATGAACCGATAGTGTTCTTCCTTGACACGGCCTACACAGACAAGACCGACAACGACCCAAGCGGCATCGTGGCCACCTGTAAGATTGGCGGCGAGATGTACATAACACATGCAGAGAAGGTCAACATGAAGTTTCCCGACCTGTTGCGGTGGCTACCTGCCTATGCACGTTCACATGGGTACGGACGAGGCTCATCCATCCGCATCGAGCCGAAGGCAAACGGATTATCAGTGATTGACCAACTCAAGGAAAGCACGGGACTGAACGTGATGGCAACACCATCACCGAGGGATAGCAAGGAGACCCGACTAAACGCCGTATCGCCCAACGTGGAGGGCGGCAGGGTGGTATTGGTGGGCGGTGCATGGAACGAGGAATTTATTGATGAGGTGTGCGGATTCCCATCCAAGCCGCATGACGAGTATGTGGATGTGTTATGCTACGCATCAGACTACCATCTTGACAATCCGTTCAAGCCCATTGACCGCAACCGAATTGGAAGAATGATTTACTAAACAATACGACTATGGATATCAACGAAATTATTGATCTAAACGGCAAGTCAGCCGAGGAAATTATTGCTGCGCTCAAGCAAAAGAGCATCGAGGTACCGCAGTGGGGCGGGAAACGAGGGTTGAAAGCAGAGTACGACCCGACCATGCACCCTGTCATGGATAGAGGCCGTTATCCCGACCTTGTGAACAGTGACGGTACGCCTGATTATGTTACCCGCATCACCTACGACTTGCAGAGGCTTGCGGTGAAGCGCATGACCGAGTTGTGCAACGGCATCCCAGTCAAGCGCATCTACGCACCGCAGAACGAGAAGCAGAAAGTTATTGCAACTGCTCTTGAAAGCATCTATCAGCGTAACCGCATCAATAGTGTGAACATCGAGCGCAATAATATGCTTTTCGCAGGTTGCGAGGTGATGACACTCTGGTATGCCGTGGAGCAGCCAACGCAGTACGGGGAAGTTAAAAGCAACCTCAAACTGCGATGCGCCAACTACTCGCCTATGCTGGGCGATGAACTCTACCCGCTGTTTGACGAGCAGGGCGACCTGATTGCCTTGTCGGTGTCATACCGGCGCAAGGTTGGTAAACGCACGGTGGACTTCTTCGATGCCTACACCGCAGACCGACACATCAAGTGGAGCACAAACGATGGCAGTTACGGCGTCATGGAGGATGAGCAGCACACCGTAGGCAAGATACCAGGCATCTATATGTGGAGGCCGATGCCCATTTGGGAAAACTCCAGCAACATCGTCTATGAGCTGGAGTGGGCAATGTCACGCAACGGCAACTACCTGCGCAAGAACTCCAAGCCGTTGTTTGTGGTCATGGCCGATGAGCAGATAGCCTATGGCGATGAGAAGACCGAGACCCAGGAGGCGCGTGCCGTCCTGCAATATCCCAAAGGGTCAACGGCACAATACGTCACATGGGCACAGGCCGTTGAAAACCTCAAGTTCTATTGCGACAGCCTGCGTCAGTCATTTTTCACGCAGTTGCAGTTGCCCGACTGGAACTATGAGAAGATGTCGCAAATGGCATTGTCAGGCGAATCACGCAAGCAGTTGTTCATTGATGCGCAGATGAAGGTCAAGGACGAGAGCGGCAGGCTGGAGGAGTTCTACAGCCGTGAGGTGAACGTGGTGAAGCAGTTCCTTATCATCATCATGGGTGAGTCCTATGCAGCCGACATCCATGCGCTGCCTGTGGAAATCGAGATTACCCCGTTCAGCATCAGTGACGAGAAAGACACCATCAGCAACCTGTATCTCGCCAATGGCGGCAAGCCGCTGATGTCGCATCGAGAGTCGGTGGAGCAACTTGGCTGGAGCCAGGATGTGGACGAGACCATGCGGCAAATCGAGGAAGACCAGATGCGTGACGCCTTTGAGCCGACAATGTGATGGCAAAGAAAGTTATACCGAACCCGAACAGGTGCGGGCAATGCTCGTTGGCCACATTCCTCGAGGATAATGTGACGCTGACGGGCGAAATGTTCCTCCTTAAATGCCCGCACTTCAAGGGCGGCGAGGTGTACCACTTTGCCAAGGACACGGCCTGTGAGCATTTCAAACCACGAAACAGGACTACAACGATAGACTGATGAACAAGTACGACAAGAAGCACATCGCAAACGTGCGGGGCTACCAACGTAGGATTGACAGCATCTATAAAAAGGCCGTAGAACAGATTTCCATGCGTTCTGCTGGTCTCGATGCACCCGATGGGTATATCTTTACGTTTGACGACTTCCCTGCGCTTAGAAAGCAAATAGATGCCCTTATCTCAAAGATGCAAAGCGATATCGAGTTCACCGTCACCGATGGGGTGAGGGCAGAATGGGATTTGGCCAATGCCAAGAACGATGCGCTTGTCGGTACTTTGCCCGATGCGTTGAGCCAGCTTGCCAAGTATCACCGCACCCATGAGGATGCGCTGTCGGCGTTCCTGGGGCGCAAGCAGGGCGGTTTAAACTTGAGCGAGAATGTGTGGAAATACGCGACCCAGTTCAAGGATGAAATCGAGATGGGGCTGGATGTCGGCATCCGTGACGGACTGGATGCGGCATCAATGGCAAGGCAACTCAAGCAATATCTGCAATTCCCAGATATGTTGTTCCGCAGGGTGCGGGATGAGCATGGCGTGTTGCACCTATCGCAGCGTGCGGCGGCATTCCATCCCGGTCAAGGTGTCTATCGCTCATCGTATAAGAATGCCCGAAGATTGGCGGCTACTGAGACCAACATGGCATACCGTACCAGTGACCATGAGCGGTGGCAAGACCTTGACTTCATCGTGGGCATTGAGATTAGCCTATCCAACAACCATACCTGTCTAAACAATAAGGGTGAGGCGGTGGCATTCTTTGACATCTGCGACGAGCTGCAAGGGAAATATCCAAAGGAGTTCAAGTTCGTTGGCTGGCATCCCCATTGCCGATGCATCGCCACACCCATCCTCAAAACCAAGGCAGAACTGGATGCGGACGATGAGCGGCTGAAACGAGGCGAGGAACCCAGCGATCCGAGCACAAGCGAGAATGCCGTCACCGATATGCCCGACGGTTGGAAGCAATGGATTGAAGACAATGCCGAGCGGCTGGAGAGTGCCAAATCGATGCCCTATTTTATCCGTGACAACTTCAAGGATAGCGACCCGTCACAGGGGTTGAGGTGGATGGTTGATAAACCGAAGGAGTTGACCGTTTGGGATATCGCCGAGCAACGCCATGCAGCACGCACACCAGAGCGTGAGGCAGAAATACTGAATGAGTGGTACATGAGGCAGACAATGAACCTTGTTGATGATATGCGCAACGGTTTATTGCCTGATGTGACCGACAATATTAACGAGATATTCAATAGCATCGCACTGGAAGACTGGGGCGATGCCCGCAAACGCATATCGTTGTTACAAGCCGCATCACGCAGACACGCAGCAAGGACAGCGGAACAAGTTGCAGCGATAAGGAGGATGTGGGAAGAAAGAACCCTCTTACCAGTTACACAATGGAGTGCCACAAGTACAAAGGCAGAACTTGGTGCCATTGCAGATGCAGCGGCAAAGCAGTCGGTGGATTACCTTGATGTCAAACTGCTTGATAAGAAACTGACAAGTGAAGAAATTATCGAGAAACTTGCTGGCGGTGATTTAACAAAAGGGTCTTGTTCATCATTGGCATTCTCATATTGCGGCAATCGTGCAGGTCTTGATGTGACCGACTTTAGGGGTGGTGCCAGTTGTTCGTTTTTCTCTCGTACAGCAAATATCAAGGAAATTGT